TTTATAAATAAAGTAAATAATTGCGTGATATTAAAATATAGAAATAAAACTTATAGTAGTGAAGATGTACCTATATTTATTTACTTTTTCTCTAAAGAAAAGAAAGACGATTTTATTAACACCCTTTGTACATACACTGAGCCCAATAAGTTTGTAAGGTTTGATAGTGTGGGAGTTGCACTAGTTGGCAATACTGTAATTAAGGATAAAAGAGCCGGAATTTATATCAATTTGAAAACTATGGATGAGAAAAGGTACATACAAAGATATTTGTATGACTCAACGGATGAAAGTAATGCAGTTATTTCTACCCCACCAGATATTAAGCCTCGTATTTTAGAGGAATGGATTGAAAGATATTCTAATCATTTTTTAAGTTGAGTTTTTTATTTTATACCATACTATAAGGTATGGGTAAATTTACATCTACTAAAGTCATTCCACTAGGGTCGGCTGCATTTAGACAGCCTTACGCACAAAGTCATTGTCACTTTATTCACGGGTACCGCTTACAGGCTAAGTTCTGGTTTACCTGTGATGTTTTAGATCAAAACAACTGGGTTGTAGATTTTGGTGCTTTAAAGCAGCTTAAAACTTCTTTAGAGGAGTACTTCGATCATAAGACAGTTGTATGGGCAAAAGACCCTGACTTAGATATATTTAAACAGCTAGAACAACGTAAAATGATTGAACTAGTGGTACTTGAAGACGGTGTAGGTATTGAAAGATTTGCTGAACTTTGCCATAGATTAGCAAACGAATACGTTGATAATTTAACTACAGGCCGTTGCTGGTGTTCTAAAGTAGAAGTTTGGGAACACCCAGATAATAGTGCAATTTATAAAGCATAATATATAATACCTATATGTCTAATATAGATCCTAATACAACTTTATTCATTTCTGATGATTTCGTATTCTACACACTAGAAGGTGAAGGTCGTTATATTGGTTACCCTTCAGTGTTTATGAGAATGGCTATGTGTAACTTAACCTGTATTGGTTTTAAGAGTGAAGACTCACCAAACGGTTGTGATAGCTACGTTAGCTGGTCTAAGAAGAATAAAATGACGTTTGAAGAAGTAGCACAACTCTTTGAAAAGAATGATTACCACGAAAGATTAAAAGAAGGTGCTTTACTTAAGTTAACTGGTGGTGAACCCTTTATTCAGCAGAAGAATTTACTATTATTTGTTAAGTTTATTAGAGATCGTTGGGGTTTCGCTAATTACAGTAGAACTCTTACTGCTAATGATATCGGTAAGCCTAGATTACATATCGACTTTGAAACTAACGGAACTATTATGCCTGATGATGAATGGTCCTGTCTCGGTGTTAATGTAACGTTTACTACTTCACCTAAATTATCTAGTAATGGAGATCCAGTTGATAAACGTTTCAAACCAGAAGTACTACGTTATCTAGTATTACACGATGCTTGCTTTAAGTTTGTTGCTAAGCAAGAATCAGACTTAAACGAAGTATTAGAAAACTATCTTAATAATCCTGATGTAGGTTTACCTTCTAGTAATGTATGGGTTATGCCTATGTGTGGTAGTCGTAAAGAACTACTAGAGGTTGGGCCTGTAGTAGCTGAACTATGTAAGAAATATAATTTTAAGTTCTCGAACAGAATGCACTTGCAGGTTTGGGACAAAGCCCTTAAAGTATAATATATGAGTTACAATCCAGATCCAAAATCACACTTCTACATTAGTTTAGGCAAAAGCGTTATCCGCATTCTTGCGGGTTGTGCTTTGTTTGTAGGGCATACAGCTTCTGCTGGTGCTTTATTAGTAATTGCTGAACTTCTCGGTATTGTCGAGGAGGTAGTATGAAGCAAGAAATAAAATTCACATATACGTTAGAGCATACTAATGACGATATTAATGTCAGTGTGCCTCGTAAAATTGAAATTATATTTGACGGTCAAGCCGACTTAGAGGAACTAACAGAGCAGTTTAACGCTTTTGTTAAAGCTATAGGTTACAACCCACCTCACAATTGTGTACTTGATTGGGTAGATGTGGAAACCGGTCAACCACCTGAAGATGATGAATGAGGTTGCTAATATCCCTATAAAGCGTAAATTTTAATAAATGAGCCATTCCAAACTTAGTAAAATAGGTATTATCGGTACTCAATGTATTGGTAAAACCACACTTGTAAACGATATGATGCTTCAGTGGCCTCAACTAAATAAGCCAGAAAAAACGTATCGGGATCTTATTAAAGAGAAAAAACTACCTATTAATAAGAAAGGTACTAAAGAGTCTCAACAAGAGATTTTAAATTATCTCGTTGATGAAGCAATGGCAAATTACGGTAAAAAGAAGATAATCTTTGATCGTACACCGATTGATAATTTAGTATACTCATTATGGCTGTATGATAAAGGTGTTTCGGATATTGATGAAACTTTTATTGATAAAACCGTTACACAGGTAAGAGAAGCAGTTAAATCCTATTCAGTAATATTTTACATACCATTATGTAAAGAAAATGACGTACTTCTTCAGACTAAAGAGAATAGAGATATTGATCCAGTTTATCGCGGAGAAATAGCTGTACTTTTTGATACTATCTATCAAGCCTGGCAAAGTGGTAGATCTCGTTTCTTTGACAACGATGACACCCCGCCAATTATTCCGGTTTATGGAAATCCGGTAGAGCGTATTGCTATAATGAATATGTACATTAATAATAATTGTGAGTTTTTCGGAGAAGAAGATTCCTTAATTAAGGGAGATATCGCTGAACAACAAATGCTTGCAGACCAATTAGGTATAACGGATAAAAAACAGTTTAAATTATAGTAAGTATTATTATACTATGAAATTTGACGAAGCCATTAATTACATTGCCGAATCTACATTTGAATTGGAAATGGCAAAACCAAGAAACCCAGAAATTGATAAACTTGTAGCACAGGGTATTCCATACTGGAAAGCTCGTAATATGGTTAACGCACAAAAAGGTAGCGCACCAGCTACACCAGCTGCAGCGCCTGCTGGTACTAAATACAAAGAGTTACCAGACACTTTAAGAACTAAAGATGCTGTAGCAAATTATCTACAACATAACCCTAATGCTACTGAACAAGAAGTGCTAGCTGGTATTAGTTCAATGGATTCAGAAGAAACACCTCTTAATCTTGATCCTGAAGTAGTAAAATCAGCTATGGCTGATGCACAATCAGGTGGCGGTGAAGAGCAGGAGCCAGACATTGATACGATTGCTAGAGCTGAAAAAGCTGCTAAAATGGCGCGCGTTAAGGATGCTATTTTAAGACTGCGCGGCCTTAAGGGTAAAGCAGGCCGTAAACCAGCAGCTAGACCAGAACCGGAAGAAGAGCCTGGTGAAATTGATTTTGATGAGCCAAAGATTGATATGAGAGATGAGCCAGTAGATCCTACTGAGCTGTAAGATATTTTTCAGTCAATACAATAAATTCCATTCCTTTTTTAGCCGCGTACTCACTCGCGGCTTTCCATTTGGCTTGATTTTGTTTGTACATTAAATGTTCATACAGTACCGTACTCTGTTTTTTTCTATCCGAAGGAATAGGTGGTTGAGTGTGAGCAAACGGTTTTAATTCTATCAAATATTTTTTGTTATTACCATCTTTATCCTTGATAGCTGCTATCAAGTCTACATAATACCGGTGTACTTTATGATCAACATCACTATAATAAGGCACAACTATGCTTTCACTAGCCCAGGCTGTAACATTAGGGTTTTTGTCGAAAAACAAAAAGAAGTCTCTTTCCAATGCTGATCTGTATACAGGATTAGCACTACCCATATATTTGTTTTTGTTAATAGGAGTGTAAATTCCTTGAATAAATTTGCTATTCTTTAGAGCCATTATATTATATATTTACTTTTATGATTGTACCGCAAAATTTTATTATACAGACGTTCTTCCAATATGCGAAGAGACCTGTATTTAAAAAGAATACTAACACGTATGCGGGAGAATGTCCATACTGTCACGAAGGTAAGAGTGCAGGTAAAAAACGTAGATTTTTTTACATTCCTGAAGATGATCACTTATTCTGTCATAATTGCGGAGAGAGTAAAAACGGATTAGAGTTTGTTAAAGAAATGACTCATATGTCTGTTAGTGAAATACTAGCAGAATCTGGAAGTCACGCAGACACGATAGAAGATATTATCAAAAAATCAGATTTTTATAAGAAAATAAACCCTAATCCCTTACCTTACGATAGTATTAATCTATTTGATAGTAATCAGGTATCATTTTATAAAGAAAACCAGGTAGTTAAGGATGCTCTTAGTTTTATCAGTAAAAGACGTTTAAGCACTGCTGTTAATAAGCCTAAAACGCTCTGGATAAGTTTGACTGATATGACTCACAAAAATAGAGTTGTATTTCCGTTCTATAACACTGAGGGTAAGATTATAACCTATCAATCGAGAGCTTTATACAAAGAGGACGAAGATAAAGCAAAATATCTATCTAAAGCAAATAGTGACAAAGGGGTATTTAATTTAGATAGAGTTTCACCAGATATTGAATACATATTTTTACAGGAAGGCCCTATTGATGCTATGTTTTTACGTAATAGTGTAGCATTAGCCGGTATACACCCTACTGAAGAGCAATTAGATATGATACAAAAGTCGTACCCTATGCACGAACTAATTTATGTATTAGACAATCAATGGGTTGATAAGACTTCTTATAAAGTAACTAAGGAGCTCTTAGACAAGGGAGAGTCTGTGTTTATTTGGCCTAAAGAATACGCACAATATAAAGATTTAAATGAGCTTTGTACGGTGCAAAAGCAAGACGAAATACAATATACTAATATCGTACAAAACACATACAAAGGTATGAAAGGTTTAATACAATACTCTCAGATCAAAAGACCTGATTAACGAGAGCTAATACGGCTTGTTGCGTCGTGTATCTTCTTACCAGAACTCGTAACAACAGTCTTAAATAGTTCTGCCAAACCACGTAAGTTTTCAGCTAATTTAGTAATACGTTTTTCTTCACGGCGGACAATACCCTTAAAAGGAATAGAGTTACGCATTTCTAATGCATTAATTTGTGCATTTAAACTGCTCTCATCTGTACCGTTAATGAATGTTGCCATATCATCAAGCTTTTTAATCCATTCACGAGCTTTAACAACACCCTCAGTGTCAAGCTTAAGAGCCGGGTTTTTAGCTGCATCGAATTTGTTTGGATCAGTTTGCGGATCTAAAGATTTTTTCCAGGCTGCTTCTCCTTCGTCTGGAGCTGGTTCAGCTGGAGCTGGTGGTACAGGTGCTTTTGGAGCTGCTTCAAACCCCATAGCTAAATTTTCCTTTACTACATTTGCAAAACCTTTTTCTAAAGCATTTTCTTTCTTTACGTTCTTTGCAAATTGAGCCATATGCTTAACGTGCGGATTCTTGCTGTGTAAAGCTTTGCTTAGTTTAGCAGCAGGAATCTTTTCACCTTGCGCAACGTGTAAAGCTTTATGTAAACCACCCTTTTTCACGTGAGCGTGCTGGATCCACTTTGGATCATTTTCTTTTTTAATTTCTCCGGTACTATGACCGTGAACTTTAATTTCCTGTCCTTTAGGAGTATTTTGTACAGCTTGACCGAAGGCATTACCTTCATCTTCAAGTTTCTTTTTTTCCTTTACAGGGAATGTTTTGTTGCCAAGTTTAAACTCTTTTTTACCGGCTTCTTTTGCTTTTTGATCAGCATAGTGCATAATACCTGCACCCTCTTTGTCTAAAGACTCCCTAAAAGCATCTTGGAACACATTCTTCATATACATTATTTACTACTTTTCTATTGAATTTCTATAAATCTACACTATTATAACTATATGTCGAAAGCACTAGTCATATTATCAGGCGGTATGGATAGTACCGTATTATTACATTATGTAACCAAAACACTTAAATACGATGAAGTATACGCCGTTACATTTAATTACGGTCAACGGATTGCTCGAGAGATTGAATGTGCTAAGTTTCAAGCTAAAGCCTGCAATGTTAAAGAGCATAAAGTAATCAATATGGATTTCTTTAGAGATATCTCTACAATGTCTGCTTTAACTAATACGGATCTTAAGATACCAAAAGCTAAAGATGATATTGGTAATGCTCAGCCTTTAAGTTATGTACCTTTCAGAAACTTGTTATTATTAACAAGTGCGGCAGGTTGGGCTGAATCAATCGGTGCACAAGACCTATTTTATGGAGCTGTAGAAACAGACGATTTTTCAGGTTATTGGGATTGTACTTCAATGTTTCTCAATAAAGTTAACGACATATACGGACTTAATCGTAAGAACACAATTAAGGTTAATGCACCGTTTATGCGTTACTCTAAAGAAGAGGTTATTAAAACTGGCATTGACATACAAGTAGACTTTAGACAAACACATACCTGTTACGAGGGTACTGATCCTGCTTGCGGGGAATGTGTGTCGTGTGCTGCACGAATTAAAGGCTTTATTGACAATAAAGCTATTGACCCTATTAAATATTCACGTAATATTCCTTGGGAACGATACGATTGTAAACCTTTAACCTATTTAACATAATATGTGCGGTATAGCGGGTAGTAAAATTAAAGACATAGCTTTTAGTTTATACAAAGATAATCTTGCGAGAGGTCATTATAGTTCGGGTACGTTGGTATTAGACTCTAATAATCAGTACGGTATTCAAAAGACAGAAGGTATCTTCAATGAACCTGTAGATTGTTTTAATCCGCCAGGTATAGATACCCACGGTCGTTATTACTTGTATCACTCTCGAGGACCAACCGTAGAAACGAAATCGTTTGAACCTGGAGACAATCACCCGTTCATTTATGGTGATTGGATAGTGGCTCATAACGGTATTATTAGTAATTTTGAGAGTTTATGTAGAGAGTATTTTCCTGACGAAGATTTTACCGGTAGAACCGATAGCTGTATTATACCGCGTATGTTAGAAATTAAATTAAAAGTATCAGAAGCTATGGAATCTCTTAAAGGTACATATGCTATATGGGCTTTTAATAGCAAACACAAAAAAACCTATTTAGCTAGAAGTGCAAGTACACTATTTGCTAATCCAGTTACGGGATGTTTTTCGTCTACTGAATTTGAAGGTAGTGAATCCTTAAACGAGGGGATTGTTTATGCAATACAGGATTACGATTGTATAGTGCCAGCAGGAAAATTTAAGCATAAATCTCCATACTTTATATTCTAAGTATAGGTATGCCCGCAAAAAAATCTACACCTGAACGTAATACTGTTATCGACTATATTAACAGAGATATAGTTAATGTTAAAGAAGATCTTGCTAATATTAGTAAGATTGTACGAGATGGCAATGGTCACCCGAGTTTAATGCAGCAGGTTGCAACTCTTAATAATGACGTTGCGCATTTAAGAGCAGAAATAGATAGCCGTTTTAACGAAACACGAGACTTAATGGAAGTGTACCATAACGAAATGCACACCACTATAAGTAAATGCGATACTAAGCATCAAAAGCAGCAGGGCTTACATTGGCATATGCAAACAGCTATTTGGGTTGCGTTAATAAGTAGTGTTACTGATCTTTTAATACATTTTTTCGGTAAATAGTAGTAGATTTATTTTTATAAACCTTTATACTGTAAGCACTATATGAAAGGCTTACAGTTAAATACAGAAGAGAAACAATTACTAGTAGAATCATTGCTTTTTACCGCGCATTGCGACGTATGTTCTGACCACACAGTTACACATCGCAAACGTTTACTTGAATTAGCAGAAAAAATAAACGATAAGAATAACAAATTACACAACATTTATCTGTATGATACAGGTGTTACTGAAGATACGACTGCCGAAGAATTAACTCGTCGTTTCCCTAACATACCTTTACAAACTGTTATACAAGATTAATGAAAATTTATCTCGGATTTTGCTCTACTGCTGCTTCCTATTCTGACCTTAAAAAGAGAGACAAGTACACTATTGTTAGCAGTGTAGGTTTAGATAAAGTTACTACTGTAAGCGGTACATTTAATAATACCACAGCTATATCTAAAATTTATAATAACTATATTAACACTTACAAGGATGAAGATTGTGTTTTAGTGTTAGCTCACGACGATGTAGTTATTACTGATGAAAATTGGGTAGACAAACTACATCAAGCATTTGGTAAATACGATATAGTAGGTTTAGCTGGTGGCTTAAACCCGAGAATACAACCACCCACGCTTTGGCATTTAATGTGTCCGAAGGAAGATCAAAAGGGTAGTGTTGATCACGTAAGCATTAGTAATAACAGTGTATTTAATACTACCTTCGGTAAGAACGGTAGAGTGGTTCTTTTAGACGGTCTGTTCTTAGCGTTTAACCCTAAAAAAATATTTGAAGCAGGTGTAAAATTTGACGAAACCTGTCCTTCGAAATTTCATTTTTACGACCTAGACTTTAGCTTGCAATGTAATAAAGCTAAATTAAAGCTCGGTACCACAAACATAAGAGTTACGCACGCATCTCCTGGACTAAAAAGTTTTACCGAAGAATTTAACCTTGGACAAGACTGGTTTTTAGTTAAAACTAGATCTGGAGCTTATTAAAATTTATATTATAATTTACTATTATGATCATTACAGACCAAAACATATATAACGGTGACTTTATACATAAACGCTTTGCTTATAAGTATTTTAGAGAGCGTACCTTAGCTATAGGTAATATTGTTAGCTTTGTTGCACCTGTAGAGGTAACTTTAAACCTTATAGATTTAGAAGATTCTTTAGAGAAAGACTATATCTATAGTGATTCTATGATTAATTTTTGCTGGGAAATACCTAACTTAGATCCATTCGGTGCGGTATGTTTTCAGCGTTTATTTAATACTAATATTGCAAATGCTTTACACCCTTATATTAACAAGCCTATTGAAATGAAGGGCGATGATATTATTATTCATTCTGAACACAATCAGGGTGGTATCATACAGCAAAAAGGCAAAGCGTCGGTTAGTATAACCTATTCTAAAGACGGAGTAGCTATTGGACATACCGGTATTAATATTAATGCTGGTAAAAAAGCTCCTGCATTTGCATATAGCACTAACCTTACACCTGAACAAGCTGAAACATTCCAAAAACAGGTGCATCAGTTATTCTATGGTATGGTAGATAATATTTTTGTTGCAACCACAAAGGTTATTGTTTAATGTTTGATTACATTAACAGAGTTTTATATAAAGGTAAGGAAATTAACGTAGAAAACATCAACGAGAACAAGGAATTTCAACCGTTCCTTGTTCAGCGTTGGTGTTCTATGTATTCTGCACCGCTTGCTCATATAGTCAACGAAACTACTAATAGATATTGGAAGAGTTTTGAAGGTAATTCTGAATGGTTTACTGCTTTAGATACAATAATACCTAAGTGCAAATACAAGCGATTCAATTACATTAAAAAAGCGAAAAAAGAAACTGTTAAGAAGTCTAATGAAAGCTTAACTAAGGTTGCCAACTGCCTTGAAATCTCAAGTAGAGAAGTAAGTCTATACATAGAGCAATTTAATTTAAAATTACCAAATGAAGAAAAATCTAACACATAAAATCGAAAGAGATTTAAAAGCCCAAGGAGTGGGCGATTACGAACGCAATCAGGCACTTCAAGCTAATGAAGATGTTGAGACAGATAATGTCAAGGGTATGGTTCGTCTCGACGATTACTTGGGTTCAGACTTAAATCTCGTAGATTGGCGTATAGATAGTCTTTTAGATGATATTATGATGTGCCAGTTTGCAGATTGCAATGAAGACAATACCGCGGTTTTAAGAGAAGGCATTTTTGTACCTACTAATATGGTACAATCCGCTTGGCGCGTAGCTAAAGTAATTCTAGCTGGTCCACGTTGTAAGACTAAGGTCGGAGAATACGTTATTTTTCCAAGTAACTTCGGAATTAAATGCGCTAAAATGAACGGATTAAAAAATATCGTATTTCTTAATGAAGAACGCATTTTTGGTAGAGCTAAACCCGCTAAGTAATATGAATGACGCCGGGCACTCTAGAACAAATCCTCAACAGTAATGTAGTTGAACTCAGATTTACAAGACGTAGACCTTTACCCGGATTAAACTTTAGAAGAATGCTCGCAACTAACGATACGAATCTTTTAAACAGTATGCCTGGTAGACTGGCTTTAAACTTTCACGGTGCACCAGGCCATTTAAAGTTCAGTCCTGAACAAAAAGGACTAGTAATGACCTGGGATATATTTCTTCAAGACTTTAGGTTAATACCCGCTGAAAGCGTAGAAGTGGTACGTGCCATTAAATCAACACCACCAGATGAATTTTGGAAATTTTTTAATTCTGTACTTTCTAAAATGTCTGAATCTCAAAAAGTACAGTTTATGCACACGTGACCGAAAATATCGACAATTTAATTATGCCTTTTTTGCAAAAAGAGGTAACATTCTGCTTTAAGCACAAAACTTACAAGAGCGGCAAGCTCTTACTGTATAAACTTTCCGGTAATTATCTTTCTTTTATATTAATTAATGAAAAAAAGAAAGAAACATTTGAAATACCGTACCCGTACTCTATAGGTAAGAACGGGAATAAGATTAATTTTGATTATAGATTGACTGCTTTAGCTGAAAATGACTATGATTTGTTACTTTCCCTCAAAGGTGTAACTAAAGTCAAAAATAGTCGGTTTTACGACACAGTCCTTACAATTTCAGCCTTGTAAAGTACAGTTTTTACTGTATAATAGGTCTTTAAATTAAATGAAGATTGACCAACCTATTCTCAGCTACTTTCCTGAGAACCATACACCTAGAGAGCATCAAGTATCTGGTTTGCAACAGATACAGGATGCAATAAATTCCGGTACTAAGTTTATTATAGTACAGGCACCTACTGGGTCTGGTAAATCCTTCTTTAGCAAAACACTTGCTAATACTACTAATGATGCTGATCCAGAATATTCTAAGCTAATAAAGAATTATCAGGCTTATGATAAGGATTTTGTTGGGGTTTTTTCGAAATTTAAACCACACGGTACGTTTGCTCTTACAACCACTAAAGCGTTACAGGATCAATACGGTAATTTATTTGAAGATAGCTTAATTTTTAAGGGTAAAACTAACTATCAATGCGAAGTAGACGATAGTTTTACTGTAGATCACGCACCCTGTGTAATATCTCCTAATTTAAAGAAAAAATGCTGGGGAGATTGTATTTGCCCGTACTATGAAACACGTAACGACGCACTAATTGAGAAATTTACTGTGTTGAACTACGCTTCGTTTTTTAATTTACCTGATCATCTCAAAACTAGACAAATTATAGTGTGTGATGAATGCTCAGAACTAGAAGACGAAATTGTAAAAAACTTTTCTGCTGTAATTAATTATAGATCGTTTGATTATCTGGGGGTTTCTATAGATAAACTCACTTCTGAAGTACCTAAAAAAGTGTTGGGCTGGTTAGTAGATGTGTGCAATTCTCTAGAAAATGCTATTGATGAGTTTTCAGACAGACCTCGCTACGAAAAACATAAAGTTGAACTAGTAAAACAGCAGCAACGTAAAGATTTACTTGAAGCTATAAAGCATACTATAGATCACTGGGATGATGCTCAGTATATTGTTGAAAAAGACGCGGAAAAGGTAACCGTCACTCCATTAAAAATAGATAAACTCACTAACTGCTTGTTTAATTTTGCAGAAGTTGTAGTGTTAATGAGTGCTACTATTGTAGATCGGGATATTTTTGCAAAGAATTTAGGTATCACCGATTACAAGTATATAGAATTACAGTCTACTTTTGAAGCAAAAAAGAGCCCTATAGTTATTAGTAGCAAGTACCCATTAAGTCATAAGACTATTGATGCAAATTTACCTAAAATTATTGAAGAAATACAAAAAATTGCTGAATATCACAAAAACGAAAAGGGCATCATACACACTCACTCATTTGCTATTACACAGGCATTGCAAAATAAGCTAAATGGCAAGAGATTTCTATACAGAGAAGAGGGTGCTACTAATGAATCTATAGTTAAAGAGCATTTTTTACGTACAGACCCTACTGTTTTAGTGAGCCCATCTTTAACTATGGGGTTAGATCTTAAGGGAGATTACGGAAAGTGGCAGGTTATTGTAAAATTACCGTACCTTTCCCTTGCAAACAAACGCATAAAGCTTCTTTCCGAAAAAGAATCGGATTGGTATAGAATGAAAATGTTTATATCCTTAATCCAGGCTGCAGGAAGATGTACTAGAACTAAAGAAGACGAGAGCGTTACGTATATTTTAGACGGATTATCTGCAAAAGTTATTACTCAAAATAGAAATATATTACCAGGACACTTTTTAAATAGAATCGTGTAAGTATACGTAGTGCAATACTACAATTATCACTGGGAAATTAAGGATTTACTAACGCAGTTTTTACAGGCTTTTGATGGTGCAATCGTAAAACGATTTGATAACCAAAGAAATGCAGGTAGCGCGGTTGCAGTTCGTTATGTGTATTCAGCAAAAGAAAGAGTGTTAGATGACTTAGTTAATAAAGCACAGCATATAACGGTTCCTGCGGTAGCTTTTAGCATATCTTCAATATCTCGTGACAACACTAGAGTCTTTAATAAACTCGGTGGTTATTATTATAACCAAGCTTCTACTGATGTATCCAGTACTCATACTTTACAACCGGTACCCGTCAACATAGTTGTTAACATTAGTATTTTAACTCGATTTCAAACCGATATGGATCAAATTCTTAGTAATTTTGTTCCGTGGAGTGATCCTTATTTTGTTATTTCTTTGGTCAATGATGCTATGCCTGGACGAGAGATAAGAACAGAAGTTCTTTGGGATGGTAACTTAAAAATGGGCTATCCATTCGATATTAACGGTAATCAACCTACAAGAGTTACCTGTGATACTAGTTTTACAATAAAAGGCTGGTTATTTAAATCAGATACAAGCCCGGTTGGTAGAATATTTAAAATTGATAGCAATTTTTATGCAGTTTCAGCTATTCCTACTAATGAATCGGAATATGGTTCAATTTATAATATATTAAATGCGTTAAACGGTACCCCCTATAATGAAACAGTTACAGTTTCGGCAAGACCGTTTACAAGCTTTACCGACCGCTGGATAACCCCAACAAGTCTTTCCGGTACCTGCACCCTTTTAGGCAATATGTACAGTTACACCGATGCGGTGTATTTAAGCGGTTCAGTGCCTGGTATGTTCGGTTACACTAATGTAACTACGCTTAGTTCGTTTTCAACGGTACCGTCTCTTTCTGCGAAATATCCAGATCTACCTAATGTAGTACCCGCTTTAAATTATTGGATACAGAGCAACAATAAATTAGTTGTTAATTATCAAGCGCCGGATCAAGCTGCGTCAGACGGATATTTCGACATTATTGTAGTTAATGCAGCAGGATATTCTATTTTATCTAAAGATTCTTATGTTCCTGGTCACCCCACTCAGCAACCTTACGCATTAAGCGGTATTAAAGTCGTCACAGTCAACCCAATTGAAATCGACTGGGTTAACGCAACATTTACCTGGGATGGTAATACATACACCTGGCTTACTGTGTAAACATCAAGCCAGTTATACTAAATAATATAAACCGATATGGCCCAAATTACCACCTTACAGTCTACAGACTTTCTAAAAAACAGCCGTACCGCGCTAAATCAAAATTTTACCAATTTAAACACGGATCTGTTAGCTTTAAGTGCGGGCATAGCAACATCTTTAGCTTCTTTAAGTGCAGCAATTTTAAGTGCAGGTGGTAGTGCTTCTTCAGCTTCAGTTTCTGCATTATCTGCTGATGTTGTTTCTTTATCCGCTGATGTTACTGCTTTAAACAGAACAACTCGTAATTTATACGTTGAAGGAGATTCATATGCTTACGGCAAACTAAACGATAAGCTATCGGTTACTGCAGCAAATATTCTTGTCGGCACAACTAACCCGCTTTTAAACGGCAATATTACACTTTCCGCAAATAACGGTTACACGATTGTTGATTCAGTTGGTCCGGGGTTACAGATTAAAGACAATATACAGCAATCTATTTATGGTGGTAGTTGGGTTGAGTTTTATAGATACAATGCATTAAGTGGTTATAATATTTTAGAGGGATCGGTTTATAATATTAAGGATGCTCCTATCTTTCCTGCGTTTAATACAGACGGAACTGAAGGTATGCTCACCTACGGCAATACAAGCAACACAAGCTTGTTTTTTGGGGCGGGACCGGGTTACTTAAATTCAATTCCAGGTATTTATATACCTTCGATAAATGCAGCTAACACCGGGCGTAAAGTAGAATTGATAGGCCCTAACGGAGCAAAAACACAAAGTATAACTATAGGTAATGAAGCCCTGTACGGCAATTACGACACGTTACCAAACCCTCAAAATAATTTATTAATTAACCCGGTAGGGGATGGTGTAACAATGTGCTTAAGTGCATTCAACAGTATTAAGACTGTTGCAACCAATCACTTAATAGCCACCCATAATCCCTTAGCTAATGGTAATATTACTTTATCAGCTAATAACGGTTACGTAATAATTGAAACAGATGGGCCCGGTTTACAGATTAAAGATAATATTGGCCAGTCAATTTATGGTGGTAGTTGGTTAGAATTTTATAGAACCAATGCATTAAGTGGTTATAATATTTTAGAAGGTTCGGTTTATAATATTAAAGATGCTCCTATATTTCCAGCATTCAACACTGACGGTACTGAAGGTATTTTATATTACGGCAACTCTAATAATACAAGCTTATTTTTCGGAGCAGGCCCTGGTTATGTAAATTCTGTTCCAGGTATTTATATACCTTCAATAAATGCTTCTAACAACGGGCAAAAAATTGAGCTTATTGGTTCCCACGGTGTTAAAACTCGTCAAATTACTATAGGTTATGAAGCTCTGTATGGTAATTTTGATACATCTAATCTTTCTGCTAATAATTTAATAATTAAAGCTGCTCAAGATGGTATAACTGTATGCTTAAGTGCTTATCAAAATATACAAACTGTTGCAACAAATCATTTAATTGCTACCCACGACCCATTAGCTAATGGTAATATTACTTTATCAGCTAATAACGGTTATATACAACATATAACAGAAGGTACAGGCACTCAATTAATAGACAATGCTAACGGTTCAGCTTTTGGTGGTACCTGGTTAGAATTTTATAGAGAAAATGCTGCACCAGGAGTACACGTCGGTACAGTGTTTACATTAAAAGATCAGATACAATGGCCGAGATTCGGAGATAGTACCAATGAAGGTCTTTCCTTATACGGAGCTTTAAGCAGTACAAGTATTTCCATTACTTCTGCTCCAGGTATAAATACTTACATACCCGGTTTTTACATACCATCTTTATACCAGGCTGCTAGTGGGTACGCAGTAGAAATTTTAGGTAATAACGGAGCTTTAGTTCAAAAATTAACAATCGGTAATAAACCTTTATACAACGGGTTTGATGCACCGCCTATTTCAAATGTAAATTTAAGTATTTGCACAAATAGTACTAATACAGTTTATTTAAGTTCTGTTGAATCTACTACTACTTTACAAATTGGTTCGGTAAGTGCTATTAATTTTGCTGACAACTCTACACAAACAACAGCGTATACAGGTGCTTATACACCTGCTGTACCTTCAAACTGGAATGGAGCTGCACCTACAACAATACAAGGCGCGTTAGATAGAATAGCTGCTGCTATTAAAGCCTTGAACGGAGTAGGACCATAATTTATGTATTGGAATAGAAACTTATTTCCTGGTTTATCGGGTGGTGGTAGTGGTGGTCCTACAGACCAACTTATAAACGGTTCAAATACAGTTACATTATCTACAGATGGTAATCTGTACTTTAATAACGGTACTGCGATAGCTTTTAGCGATAAATCAGCAATAAGTTCAGGAGAAATTATTGCACCACCAGGTGGTTCAGCAGGTATATATAGTAATAGCTTTAATCAAATAGTTTTTGCTCAAGACGACGGTGCCTGGATACAAACTAGTGTAGATAACGGTGGATCCCTATTTAATAATTGGAATTTTGATTTAAGTGGCCGGTTAATATTACCTTCAGCTGCAATAGACCCGCAATCTCAAGCTGGTACTAGTATAGGGTTAAGCGGTACAATAGTATTCCCAGACGGTTCAATACAAACCACAGCTTATACGGGAGTTAATAATTTTACTAACCCAATCGCAATCGGTACAGGTGCAGGAATCACTTCTCAATCTACAGACTCAGTTGCTATTGGTTTAAATGCTGGTAACACAAATCAACACACTGATTCAGTAGCTATTGGTACATATGCTGGTTCCACAGATCAACTTGATCAATCAGTTGCTATTGGTAATCACGCTGGTGCTACTGGTCAAGGTAGACACGCTATTGCTATTGGTAGATTTGCTGGTCATTATCAACAAGGTAATAACGCTATCGCTATCGGTCATTATGCTGGTGGTGCAGAAAGTGATTATCCTTATCAAGTTCCTAATAGTATTGTTATTAATGCAACAGGTAATGTTACTCCTGCATTAAGCAGCGGTTTCTTTGTAAACCCAGTACGCAATGATACAGACTCTGTTATAAATGCTGTGTATTATAATACATCTACAGCAGAAATTACATATGGCCCTGCAGGTAGTGGTAGTTCAGGAGCACAAGGTGCACAAGGCGCTAACGGTAATGATGGTGCACAAGGCGCTCAGGGAGATCAAGGCTTCCAAGGCAATCAAGGAGCGCAAGGAGATCAAGGCGCTCAGGGCTTCCAAGGTAATCAAGGCGATATTGGTGCACAAGGTGCCCAGGGAGATCAAGGCTTCCAAGGTGCACAAGGTGCGCAAGGTACAGTATTAAACTTTATTGGTACTTGGGTACAGTCTTCATATGTAGCAAATACAGTTGCAGTATCCCCAATAACTAATAATACATATATTAGTCTAGTAACGACTGTAAATGTTTACTTAGATCCTTCAAACGATCCGTCTGAGTGGGCGTTATATTCTACTTCAGGTGCGCAAGGCTATCAAGGTAATCAAGGTGCTCAAGGTGCTATTGGTGTACAAGGTGCTCAAGGCGATATTGGTTTCCAAGGCGCGCAAGGGGATCAAGGTTTTCAAGGCGCTCAAGGTGATGTAGGTACATCAGGTTATTCTGGTGTAAACGGTTCTTCGGTTACTATTATCGGTACTGTACCAGATGTATATGTAAACCCACCGAATAATCCGCAAACAACTTTAAACACTGCTTTTTCCGCAGCAACTGTAGGTAACGGGGTTATCGATGAAAAACTCGGTAATTTATGGGTATATAGTGGTACAACCTGGACTAATGTAGGCCAAATTAAAGGAGATAGTGGTACCTCGGGTTATAGTGGTTTTAGCGGTATAGGCACTTCAGGTTATTCCGGTATAAATGGAGCGCAAGGTGCTACCGGTGCTCAAGGCGCTACTGGTGCGCAAGGTACTACTGGTACTTCTGGTTATAGCGGTCCTACAGGTCCTGCAGGTAATCCTGCTCCAGTACCTTATTTAAGAGGTAGTAGAAACACCAGACAGGCAATAGCATTAAGCGGTGCTGTAGTGTTTAATACTGCTGACGCCGATCTTGGTCAAGGTTATATCTCGCTCAACACTTCTACAGGTGTTATTACATTATCTGCTGGTTACACATATTCATTAAGAGCTGAGGTACCTGCAGTTTCTGCTAGTGCTGGCGGTGGTCAAGTTGCTTTTGGTTGGGTTAATACTACAACAGGCACGCAAATAGGTAGTGTAAGCCCGACATACGGTACTACAAGTAATGCTGCGTATTTAGCGGCTGGTGGTATTGCTGCAGCTATTATTACTCCGGTAACAACTACTAATGTATCTTTACAGCTACTAAACAATACCGCTGGTAACGTGGGTATTAATGGTAATACAGATTTTCCAGTAAATACTAACCCTTGGTTCGAAATACAGGTAGCTGGTCAAGGTGGTATATCTGGTTTTTCTGGTAACAGTACTTCTGGTTATTCAGGCTTTAGTGGTACAACAGGTTCAGCCGGTGCGCAAGGCGCTGCTGGTACAAACGGTGCACAAGGAGCACAAGGTGCTATTGGTACTTCAGGTTATTCAGGCTTCACCGGTTACAGTGGTTATACTGGCATATCTGGTTACACTGGTATTTCAGGTTACAGCGGCTTTACCGGTATAAGTGGTTATTCAGGCTATACTGGTATATCTGGTTATTCAGGTATAAGCGGGTACAGCGGTATTTCAGGCTTTACAGGTATTAGTGGTTATAGCGGGTTTACAGGTATATCTGGTTATACTGGTATTTCAGGTTTTACAGGTATATCAGGTTATTCTGGTTACACAGGTATATCTGGTTATAGCGGTATTAGTGGCTACTCTGGTATATCTGGTTATAGTGGTTATACGGGTATATCTGGCTATAGTGGTATTAGCGGTTACTCCGGTATTAGTGGTTACAGTGGGTACTCTGGTATTTCAGGCTTTACAGGTATTTCCGGCTATTCTGGTATATCTGGTTATAGTGGTATTTCCGGTTATACAGGTACATCTGGTTATTCAGGCTATACTGGTATATCTGGTTATTCAGGTATAAGCGGTTTTACAGGTATATCTGGCTATAGTGGTATTAGCGGTTACTCCGGTATTAGTGGGTATTCTGGTATTTCTGGTTACAGCGGTTTTTCGGGTATATCTGGTAGTACAGTAAACATTTCTAGTCAGGTCATTACATACTCCAATACATTTAGCGCCGGGCAAGTAGTTGGATTAAGTAACGTAGACGGAAGCTGGTTCTTAGCACTAGCTGATAGCGCTGCACATTCACAGGCAGCTGGTATTGTACAGTCTTCTACTGGTAGTACATTTACTATTGTTTACGACGGAATTATTACAGGGTTAACAGGATTAAACCCAGGAGAAGGTTATTATTTAAGTACTAGTTTATCTGGTGCATTAACTACTATATCTCCGAGCGCTATTGGTACAATATCCAAGCCAATGTTACTTGCAACTTCTACAACAACCGGTATAGTTGTAAATGAAAGAGCAATAGTAAACACTGGTGTAACAGCTGGTGTACTAGTCAATACTTCATCCGTATCTGTTTCTTCTTATAATGTACAATCAAGCGACTACTTAGTTGGTATAAACTATAACGGTGCAATGACTGTTCAGTTACCAGTTGGTGTTGCAGGTATGAACTACTATATTAAAGATGAATCTGGAGCTTTAGACGGTGTAACAAAATCAATAACAGTATCTGCAACAGGACCAAACCTTATTGACGGGTTAACATTCGCTCAGTTGATTGGACCATACGGGTGCTTACATTTAATCTTTAACAACAACTGGGATATCTTATAATATGAGTTATAACTACTTTCAACAATCAATCGTTCCTTCAACCAGTGCTTGGTCTATTGGTACTCTTAACCGTCCGTTTAAGGACCTATTCGTATCATTTGGTTCTATTAATTTAGCTAATCAAACAACTGGTTTAACAGGGGTACAAGTAGCTAACTTATCTGGTAATGTTGTTATTAGTAGAGGTGGTTTACAAATATTAAACCCAACAACCGGTGCAACTTCTTTTTATACTAGTAGTGCAGGCAACATTACTACGTTCGGTCAAATTTCATCAACCAGTTATACTATTACTTCAGCAGGTGGTTCAATAACATTTGGTGACAATACCAGTCAATATACTGCTTATGTAGCGCCACCATCTGGTACTTATGCAACACAAATTAGCGGTACCTGGGTACCTCAAATATCAGCCGCCGGGTATGCTTTGTCTGCTGTAGGTTATAGTGGTGGTACACCAGTAGGGGCGTATATAAAGACTGGTAGATATGTGTATTGCACTTTTAATATATCAGTATCTGCGTTTACAGGTGTATCAAATTCAGCTAATCTTTATTTAGTTAATTTGCCGTTCGCGGTAGAAGACGGCCCGTTATTAATGCCGTTTGGAGATTTAAGTGTTTATCGTTATGCCGGGCTTACCGGTGGGGGTCAAGGTATAACAGGCGGTAATGAAGGTACTAGTCAAGGATTTACACTGTACAATATAGGCCCTGGATCAACTGTAAATCTTACACCAAATATCTTTTCTGTACCTGCTTCAATGGTCGGTTCATTGAGGTATATGTCTTCTTAATAAATATAAACAATGAGTAACAACTTTGCATATCAAGCATTACAAGGACCGATAGGATTTTCTGGTATAAGCGGTTTTAGTGGCCCTGGCGCCAATCAAACACTTAATACGACAAGTAATGTAACATTTCAGAGTGTATCCGCCTCGAGTATAATAGTAACAAATCCAATAACATCTCCAACGGTTTCTAGCTCATATGTTACTGTGGCTACGTTGAGCGGAGACATAACCACCCCGGCTGGTTCAGATGTATTGATGCCTTGGCAAACAGTTGTAGCCGATCCTAACAGTTGGTTAAATACTTCAACATATCGTTTCACACCAACAATACCTGGTTTTTATCACGTAGAGTTTCAGGTCTGGTGGCGTACTGCTTCTCCTGCCAATGCTTGGGGTCAGAATAACCTACAAATTAGAAAGAGTGGTTCTACACAAACCATAACACAAACAAACCCACTATCGGGTAATGGTTACAGTCAGATTACATCAAAAGTTATATACTTAAACGGCTCCGGAGATTATTTAGATTTTACCGCTTATAGTAATCAATCTAGCGGACAAGGTATACAGTATGGTGGTGGTGTGGGTCAAGGCACATACTTTAGTGTGTTCTTAATAAGTAGATAATAGTACTGGCATTTTATTAAATCCAGTATATAATAACAACCTACAGTGTAAATATTAACAATGGCCCAGCAACCTCAAAACTATTTCGCAAGGTCTTTTAACAATTTTGTTAACAAATTACCATATACTGGTAATTCAACAGTTATTGATAACATTTCTGAGCTAAATCCAAAGTTCCGTACATTTTATAACGTTGGTACCACTCAACAGGAAAAAAACTTAAAGCAGGCTGTTTCCATTGTACAGGATCCTAATAATCCGGTTAGTAACTTAAACGGTGTTATTATTGATAAAGGTTACCACGATTACCTATATGCTTTAATTGATACAGATAAGGGTAAGAGAATTGCCGACTATCGTATTATGGCTTCTTATGCAGAAATTAGTCACGCATTAGATGAATTCTGCGATGATGCTTTAGTTAAAGATGATAAAGGTAAATACGCTCAATTGCATTTAAGTGAACGTTTAGACGAAGGTCAAAAGAAAGAACTAGAAAAAAACTTTAATCAAGTTATAGATCTTTTTAATCTTGATACAAAGGGATGGGAATATTTTAGGACAATTTTAATTGATGCTGAGCTTTTCTTTGAAAATGTAATTAACGAAGAAAATAAAGAAGCCGGTATTATCAGTTTAGTACAAATACCAACTGAACATATCAATCCTATTTTTGATAATGTTCAGAATATGATTATTAAGGGCTATCTTTTACAAAAACCAAAGCCTAAAGAAGAGAACAAAGGTGGTTTTGTAAACAATCGTGGACCTTCTGGTGGACCACAAAAAGACGGTATGGATTTAGTACCTCTTGAACGCCATCAAGTTACATATTTACACTCTCATATATGGAATGAGAACAAAACGATTCGTCTTCCTTATCTTGAAGTAGCGCGTAGAGCATATAAACAACTTTCGTTAATTGAAGACAGTATTGTTGTTTATCGTTTAGTAAGAGCACCAGAACGTTTAGCATTTTATGTTGATGTAGGCAATATGCCTTCAGCAAAAGCAGAAGCGTACTTAAAACGCTTAATGCAAAATTATTGGTCTAAACGCACATACGACAACCAACAGGGTGGTAACGTAAACGTTTACGATCCTCAATCAATGTTAGATAGTTATTGGTTTGCACGTCGTAACGGAGAACAGGGTACAAAAGTAGAAGTGCTCAAGGGCGGTGCAAATTTAGGTCAATTAGACGATTTAAATTACTTCGTTAAAAAACTATACAAAGCATTACGCGTACCTTCAAGCAGGTTAACGCCTGATACTAAGTTTGCAGATGGTACTGAAATTTTACGAGAAGAATTAAAATTTGCACGTCTTATTATAAGGCTGCAAAGACAATTTGCTTCTTCAATTAGAGATACATTGATTACTCATTTAAAGCTAAAGGGCTTATGGAAGGATTACGGTTTACGCGAAAATGATATCGGTATTACATTAAACCCTCCTTCACATTTTGCTGCAATGAGAGATCAGCAATTATTAGATATAAAATTTAATAACTTGAAGAACGCTACAGCAACGGAAAATTTAATATCTAGAACTTATGCACTGAAAAAGTTTATGAATTTTAGTGATGACGAAGTTTTAGCTAATAGAGAATGGTTAAAGAAGGATGCAGCTTTTGCTTGGGAATTAGATAAGATTGCTACTCTTGGTAAGAATTGGAAAGAAGCTATGACAATGGGTCAGGGACCTGAAGGTCAGGGCGGACCTGGCGGTGGAGGCGGTGGCGCTGCCCCTGGTGCTATGAATGCTCCATCATTTGGTCCTGGACCGGGTGCTGGTGCTGCTGAGATAGGACCTGGACCTGAAGCGGGTGGGGCTGCACCAGCAGCTCCTGCACAAGCTCCTGCAGCAGGCGGAAGCGCTTTACCTCCAGGTTAATTAACCTAAGAAAAACATTGGCGGCTGTTGAGCTTCTGAGAATCCACCTTTTAGTTCGTCTTCAAGAGCTTTCTTTTCTTCGGTGCCCTGTCTCATTAGTTCTTGATACTGTATAGTACCTTGACCGAACAACTGAGTACCACCAAACTTACCACGGGTATTAGCTATAGAAATTTTCATTAACGCTTTTGCGTATTCCATTACCC